AGAGTTGAAAGAATTTTTTGATGTAATAAATAAATTCAATCTGGAAGATATAATCTCAATTGATGAAACTTCTGTAAGCACATCACTTACACATAATTATTGTAGAGCATTTTTAGGTGATAGATGTATAAAGAAAACAACGAATAATGAAGTATTCAAAAAATATTCTTTGATAGTAGCAATAAATAATAAAAAATGTATATCATCTGAATTATACCAAAATGGAGCAGTAAATGCCGAAAGATTTAATGCGTTTTTGAAAAATATATGTAGTAAAGTAAAAGGCAAATTATTTGTTTTAGACAACGGACAAATACATAAAAAAGAAAGCACAAAACAAATAATAAAAGAAAGTGGAAATTATTTAGTTTATACTTGCCCTTATCATCCACGCTTAAATAGTATAGAACAATTCTTTAATCAAATGAAACATTATATCAAGTTGGATAAACCAAATACTTTTACAGCATTAGATGGAAGTGTAAAATCATCAATAGATAAAATAAAACCAACCAATTATGAAAATTACTTTATTTATGCTTATAATAAAGATTACTATAAAAATAAACAGATTGGTAAAAAATATATACGAAGAAGAACATTAAAAGTTTATAAGAGTGAATAAAAGTCGGCATTTAAAATACGCGTTGCTCTAAATGAATTTAGATATTATTTTTTTGTTAAGACAATAATAATTTTATATTATTATTATATGAAAACGCCTAAAAATATTTGTAATAATTTAAATTTTTCGGATTGTGAACTAGCTATATTACGTATGGCAGTTGATAAAGCAGAAGAAAAAATTGGTAAACGTATTGTTAATTCAGAAGAAATAAAAAAAATAATAAAAATTGTAGAAGATTTTATAAAACTAAAAAACTTAGTATGTTATGGAGGAACAGCAATAAATAATATATTACCAGAAAATGATCAATTTTATAACAAAGAAATAGAAATACCTGACTACGATTTTTTTTCTATAAATGCTTTAAGCGATGCGAAAGAGTTAGCTGATATTTATTATAAAAATGGATTTACTGACGTTGAGGCAAAATCAGGGCAACATCATGGGACATATAAAGTTTATGTCAATTATATACCGATTGCAGACATAACTTATATACCAAAAGGCGTTTATAATGCTTTAAAAGACGATGCAATACGAATAGCTGGTATATTATATACTCCACCAAATTTTTTAAGAATGTCAATGTATTTAGAGTTATCTAGACCTGTTGGGGATATAAGTAGGTGGGAAAAGGTTTTAAAAAGGTTGACACTTTTGAATAAACATTATCCGATAGAAAAGAACGATTGTGAACAAGTAGATTTTCAGAGAGAAATGTTAGAAAAAACAAATAATATGCAAGAGGAAAAAATTTATGAAAATATAAAAAATACTTTAATAAATCAAGGGGTAGTTTTTTTCGGTAGTTTTGCAGCTTCACTCTATTCGGAATATATGCCTAAAAATTTAAGGCGTAAATTAGAAAAAGTAGCTGATTTTGATGTTTTATCTAATGATCCAGAAACAACAGCAGAAATTGTAAAAGAACGTTTAAAAGATATTGGAATAAATAACGTAAAAATTATAAAGAGAGAAGCAATAGGCGAAATATTACCGATGCATTATGAAATTAAAATAAAAAAAGAAACTGTAATATTTATGTATAAACCTATTGCATGTCATAGTTATAATACAATCAATATAAATGAACAAAAAGTAAAAATTGCTACAATCGATACAATGTTAAGTTTTTATTTGGCCTTTTTGTATGCAAACAAACCTTACTATAATGATTATTTAGAAAGAATTTTATGTATGTCGAAGTTCTTATTTGAAGTTCAACAAAAAAATAGGTTGCAACAAAAAGGATTATTAAGAAGGTTTAGTATAACATGTTATGGACATCAAAGTACAGTAGAAGATATGCGAGCAGAAAAATCAGAAAAATATAAAGAACTTAAAAGTAAGGGAAATAAATTAGAATTTGAAGAATGGTTTTTAAATTATAAACCAGATGATATTAATAAAAAATCTGAAAACTTAGAAATCGAAAAATCAAAACTAAAAAAGCGAAAAAATTCAAAAAAGACTGAAAACTCAAAAAAGGCCGAAAATTCAAAAAAAACTGAAAAATCTGTTAAACCAAAAAAGCATAATAAATCCAATAAAAATGGTAAAACTGTAACAAACAAATCTAAATATGAATATTATAAAAATTTGTGGAATAAAAGCAAAAAAACAAAAAAAGAACTATATTGAAAATTTTTCAAAACTAATCAAAACTAATCAAAATTAGCTAAATTATTTAGGTCATTATGACCGTTTTCTATATTATTTGCTATGTTATTTGCTATATTGTTTTCTATATCATTTTCTAAAATATTTGGACGTTCTTCTATATTGGCATTCACCAATTGTTTTTTTGAAAAATAAAATTTATAAATAACAAATATGAAAAAACCAATAAAAAAAATAATTCCAAAATAAACATAATAACTATATGGATTATCATGTTTTATTAAAATATTTTCACCAACATTAAAACCTTCGCATGTAGAAACACTATTTTCCACATCATTTATGATTTCGTTTGCTAAAGAAAAAGACGACAGGTCGGTATAAATATCCAATAAATCGCTCATTATATTTACAACAATAATTAAACTAAATAAAACAAACTCATAAACAATAAGTTTTTATAAATATAACAAAAAGCTCATAACATATATTTTTTAAAAAATCGCAAACTAAAGCGTCTTTAAATTCATTTGGAATTATATTTTTAATTTTTACAAAAAACCACAAAATAAGTATAATTATCTTTTCTACTAATAATCTTGAATTATAAAAAAATATATTAATATAATTCCATTCATCTACATAACTACACATTTGGGTAGAACTTTTTTTTATAAAAAAACTATGTATATCTAATAAACCATAAAGAATTCTATGACAATTCGATTTTTCATTCGCTATGTTTAAAGAACCGTACCATTTATCCCAGCTAAATAAATGTAAAAACAAAATTTTTTTTTTACTATTTGGATCTTTTTCAAAAATATATGGTATTAAGCCGTCTACATACTTTTTTTTATATAAACATTTACCGTTTGTTAAATATGGTAAAAAAGATGATTTTAAAATTGTATCTATTAATTCTTCTTTTGACTTATATATAGATTTTACATTTTTTTGCAAAAATTTAATATCGTTGTAGCAAATAAATAGCCTGCCATTTATTTTAGTTAAGACTTCATCAGTGACATAAGTATTTACGATTTCTGTTATACTTTTAATATACGATTTTAGGTTATAGTTTTTTTCTAAATTACGTTTAGTTATTTTATACATATTTGGTATGACATCTAACTTATCTATAAAATAAATAAGTGCCATAAAAGAGCCAATACTAGAACCAGAAATTCTATCAACCCGAATATATTTTCTTTTTTCCATTTCTTTTAAAAAATATAATGCACCAGCAAGATAACTACCATTAAAACAACCGCTATCTAATACTAAATCCATTTCTATAGGTTTTTCTGAATTTTTTAAATTATCTGGCAAATTTTTGATTAATTTGTTAACATATTTATGTATCATAATAAGTATTTATTATTATTATAAGATACATAATTATATTTACAAAAAACGAATAAAGATTTTTACTCAGAATGTTCCGAAATAAGAGATTATTTTGTTAAAAAAATAGAAAAATAAAGAAAAAAGCACACTTGTGAAACCAAAACCTTTTACATTAAAATTTCCGTCATTTGAAAATAACACTGGAAAATAAGATAGTAAAAATTTTTTTAAAAAGGGTAACTGAAAAAAAAAGTAAAGGACAGCTAACAGTAAAGGCAATTGTATTTCGTCATAAATATTATCGATTGAATTCCGTCTATTATGATTACTGTTATAACTATTTATCATTTCTGAAGTGTCTATTACATTAGTATCTATATATTGATCATTTTGTTGTTTTGGTGGAATATAATTCGGTTGCGTTTGTGGGTCTGTTGTAATACTTGCAGTGGACATAGGCATATCTCTAGAGTGTATTTGTGTTAGTCCATTAAGACTTGCCTGTTGAATTCCACTGACAATTTGATTAATTGTAGTTTGGTCTAAAGAAAGATTTGAAGAAGCCTGTTGAGTATTTGTATTTGATTGCATTATTTGTTCTGCGGCATTTAAAGTAATGTTGCCGATGTTTCCATTACTAACAGGGTCAGTTGGTAAATCCGAAATACTTGTGGAAACGCTCATAATTATTATAAAGAATGAATTGGCTATAATAATTACGCAAAACAAAAAGGTATAGATAAAAATCCAATAATCAATCAATTATTCAAAATCAATTATTCAAAATCAATTATTCAAAATCAATTATTCAAAATCAATTATTTTCGCATTTAATTTACATGAACTTGCAACAGGATTATATTTTACACATTTATCGTCGTTTTTATATATTTTATCTTTGAATTGATCCAAAGGTGGAGCATAAAAAACAATACAATTTTTTCCTTTACAAACACTTCTAAAGAGTGAAGCTAATCCAAGTCCTAATAACATAGACATTATAATTTTTCCATTTTCCGTATGTACAAATTTACCAAAATGAATAGCCATATATATTTTATGTATAAAATATAATTTACACACAAATTATACATCTATGCTTGCATAGGTATAGTTGATATTTTAGATATATCTTTCGGACATTCAACGATCTCTTCATTAAAAGCAAAGCAATTGTCGGCCTTGTCTTTAAATAGCACTTTGTTAATATTTTCAGGACTAGGATAAATATAAATTCTTTTTGTTTCAGGTCCTAAAATATAAACAAAAAAAAGACCTACTGCAAAACTAATTAAAAAAACTGGTAAAGATAAATAATTTAATAGCATCTTATATATTATTTTTATAAATTAATTTTATAAATTATTTTACTTAATACTGATTATAGTTATAATAAATTTTCAGATTCTATTGATGAAGTATTATCATTACTTTCATTATTTTTATCGTTATTTATATATTCAGTACTACTTGAGTCAATTATAATTTTTTTTGCAGGCGCATTGGCTTTTGTATCATTATTTATATATTCAGTGCTACTTGTGTCAATTATAATTTTTTTTGCAGGTGCATTATTTAATACCTTCATTCCTACGTCATAACTGACAACTTTGTTTTTAAAAAAAGTTATTTCTAAAGCCTCTGCTGTATTTGTGTTTTGTAATAAATTATAAGTATTATTGTCCTCGTTGTAGTAAACAATATTTTGCCTATATTTTAAGTTCATTATGTTTTTTAATAGTGGTTTTAAACTTGTAACATAAATATTTACAGCGTCACGTGCATATTGCGTATTACTCTCGGTATCCATGTTTTTAATACATTCTTTAATTTGTCCTATTAAAATATAGGACATTTCTATATCTTTTTCCAAGTCTTTTTTTCTTTCTAAATTATCGGTTATATTAATGTATTCTTTAAGATATGAGTCAAGTAGTGAACTCAATGTAGTAACATAATCTTTCATAGTCTCAAAATTTTTTACTGCTGTGTCTGTTGTTATGAGGCCAAATAAGAGTTTGTTTTTTTCGTTAATTATATTGTTTTTTTCTACTTTAATTTCGTTTTCAACATATTCTAAAATATCTTGTAACGATTCATATTTACCTACACGTATATTAATATTAAGATTACATGGATCCGCAATTATTCCACAACTAGCTCTAAATTCTCTATATTCATTGTTGTCGATACTATCGCCGTTATTATCGTTAAAGCATTTAATAGAAAAAATTGTTCCGCCTGGTCTTTTACAGTTTACACATTTAGGTTTAAGTTTTTTAAATTCACTTCTTTTTTCTTTTAAACTTAAAGTGTTGTTATTAATAATCGTTTTTTTATTTTTTAAATTTTCGGTTTCATAACTACTTTTAAGCTTATAATATTCGTTTAATGCGTTTTCAACACTTTCAGCCATTATATAATTATGTTCTATATTTTTTCTCTTATTTTTTCCATTTAAGCTCTTTAAGTTCATTTTTCTAATATATTTTTTGTGGATTTATCATATCATATTCGTTTTCCCATTGAGGTAGTCCAGTAATTAATTCTTGATGTGCCTTTCTTTTTGCCTCTTGAAAAGTTTGGATTTTGGATAAAATATATTGCTGTTTTTCTTTGTTTTTTCTCTCTATTTCAACAGG